CCTGCATTTTTTCTGCTTGCTCTTCAGCTAACTTTACTAACATTGATTTAATGTCCATTTAAGACTCCTTCATTTTCTTAGTTTTTAATACTAAATAATATATATTAATTGCAAACATAATACACATTAATATACCAGATATTATATCTGTCCAGTATACTAAACCTAAACTGGTGCTTATCCCACTTACCTTTAAACTATCCATTATTTCTAAACCTATTTAATTTTTTAGTGTCTGCCATTTATCCTGCTCATAGAGCCTTTTAACTCTGATACTTGATTATCTAAATCATTAATTTCTTTTGTAATTGCATCAAATTTACGATCTAATTTATCATCTGAAGTGTTCCATCTACCGATTAATTTTATTATCATTCCTTCCATGTTTTCCAAAGTTTCAGACTGTCCTTTGTTTTCGACTTTTAAATTCTCTAGAACCTCTTGTTGCTTTGCTGACTTATTAGACAAGGATATAACAAGATATACGAACATCGCACCAACTACACCAATCATACCAGCTTCGCCATATATTGCCATAAAATCCATCCTTACTCCTTAATGCACTTTAAAAATTGTTTAATTATTCTTTCAGCAATTTGCGTATTACCGTAATTCCTTGCAAGCATTACAAGAGCCTGTTCTCTTTTTATTGACTCTTGCTTTTCACTCATTTCTTTTTCTTCTTTTTTCCCCAGCTTAACGGGTTAATGTTAAATTCTTTTTCGTAGAAAGCTAACTTTTCTGCCAGCTCTTCTCTTTCAGTCCTTTCTGCCAAGATATGTTTATCAACCAAATCCCTAATCTGTTCATCTGCAACAACAACCTTATCCTCCAGTGCAACCAATCTAGACTCAATACGCCAATAACCATATACGATCCCAGCAATAAGTAAGATGATCTGTCCCAACCATTTAATATTAAGGGAAATGACAGCATTATCATCAATAATACTGCCTCGATAACTTCTAGCTGTTTTAGGCTTATCATTCATCTATCTCTTGTAGTTTTACCTGTGTGCTATCTACTGACTTATCAAGGGCATACCCCATGATAGACCAACCTTCGCATCCTGCAATACTAATCAATATAAAGGTAGCGAACAGAAATATTGTAAGACGTAGTCGGTTTTGTGTAAACAACTTTAAAGTCTCCATTTTTATATTTTTTAATCTTTTTATTCATAACACCATCCACCATGCAATACCTGTTTCTACAATTAAATCAGCCGCAGTATTATACGCCCATCTTTCCTTTGTGTTATACGGCTTGTAATCCTCTACAATCCATTCAAAAATTTCCCATAGCACACCTATAATAAACACTCCCATTACGCACCAAAAATCTGTCCAACCCAGCCATTGAAATATCTTACAAAAAAATGCACCAGCGGCTAAGTGATACGAAGTCCATCCATCTAGTTGACCTGTGCGGTACTGCCATGACACTAACTTTGTTAAAGGGTTTTTCATAATTCTGTTATTATATTGTTTACTATTTTATGTTTTCCAACTATCATTCTTCCTTTTCCTCCGCCATGTTCATCATCGCATTTGTCAACATATGCCTGTTCAATCGTATTCCAATTATCGCTACGCTGTATTACTTCACCATTGAATACAAGAAAATATGTTTTACTAGCAGGATAAGTCAGGGTCTCTGATGTACCATCTGGATACTTCCTTGTCCTAACTGCATTAGGAGTTGTATTCCTATACAACTTCAAATCGTGACCCTGAGAACTTTTCCTTATAAGCATTAGTCTTCTTTAACCTCTTCAGATTCTAATGATTGTTTTAACATATTAACAAATCCATCGTGACCAACTTTTAATTGATCTGCAATAAAACCATTAGATGCTTGTTTGTTTTGTATGTCTTTTATATGATGTACCATTATTTTCTGTTCGTCAGTTAAATCCCCAATGATATACTCTTTACCATCAAGATTAATAACTGGCTTTTCTTTTTCTTTTTTAGCCATTATTGACTCCTTGTTTGTTATTTATTTTCTAATTCTTCTACTCTTGCAGATAGCTCTTGAACTGCTTTAATTAAAGGAAAAATGAGATTTCCATAAGTTAAAGTTTTTATACCGCTTTCTTGAGTAGGTGCATAAGTTTCTGCATTTCCAATACCATGCTTTGCAAGGGCCTCTTCAACTTCTTGTGCAATCAACCCAACTTGTGTTTCTGTTGGGTCTTCTAATCTTTTTACTCCATCCTCATCCCATTTACTATCTCTTATTTCATCTGGAAAATCTGCTGGATTTTTATACAGATATGTTTTCAACTGTAATTCTTTAATAAAATCAACACCTTTTAAATCATAATCTGCTATATCTTTCTTTGTTCTTTCATCAGATGAATAAGCAGTAATGCTTGTAACTTGTGCTTTTATCGCTGATATACTGGTATTACCTAATGCTATTTCATTATTACCAGTTCCTGTTACACCTTGACCTAGTACAATTTGGTTAGTTCCACTATTTGCTGATGGGTCTGCACCAGAACCAATTATAACATTATTTGTTCCTGTCGTAATGACATCTCCGCTATTATATCCAAGAGCCGAATTTCCATTTCCTGTTGTTACGTTTCCTAAAGAATTTGAACCAACTGCTGTACTTCCTGTGTGAGCATTGTTTCCAATAGAGCCTAATGCAAAATAACCAACAGCAACATTTTTATCTTGTTGAGCAGTACCTCCACTCATTGCTCCAACTCCAATAATAACATTTTGAGCTGAAGAATCATGATTAATTGATTGACCAGCAGTTTTACCTATTACAACATTTGAACCCTCCGCACCATCAGCAGATTTAAAAGCATCATACCCAATAACTGTATTGCCATCCCCCGTAGTTAGTGCTAACCCAGCTTGGTAACCTATGGCTACGCTTTCAGCCCCAGACGTAAGAACTCTGAGTGCTTTGTATCCAACAGCAACTGTTCCACTAGCAGTACATTGTTGCAATGAACTAGCTCCTACAGCGGTATTACCATCTCCACAATTTCCCGATTCCAATGAAAAAGCCCCAACGGCAACATTATTTGCTCCATCATCAGTTCCACTTAAAGACCTATCTCCCAAACCTGTATTGCTAGAGCCAGTTGTAAGAGCATCCATAGAACCAAATCCAACGGAAGTGTTTGAGCCTCCAGATGTAAGTGCAGTAAGGGAGTTGTAACCAATAGCTATTGTGCCAGATTGAGCATTTGCACCAGTAGAATTAAGAGCATTAGAACCTATTGCTATATTATATTCAAGGTGATCTGTTCCAGCTAAAGTTCCTCCTGTTAAAGCATCATTTCCAATTGCAATGTTATGTTTTACTTCTCTATTAGTAGCACTTACTGTTCCATCTTGTTTAGCACTTCCTAATGCACCATTACCAATAGCAATATTGTATGATTCATCATCAGCAGAAGTGTTAAAAGTTGCTCTTCCAATAGCTATGTTGTTACTTCCTGTTGTTAAACTTGCAAGAGTAGACCTACCAATCGCTGTGTTATATGAACCTGTAGTAATATCATCAGAATTAAATGAGCCAACAGCGGTATTCTGTTGTCCACTTGTCTGTGATTTTAGAGCATAGTATCCAAAAGCCGTAGTGCCATCTCCATTACCACTCGTAATTGAACCAGCCGACAATGCACCAACTGCTGTTACTTGAGAGCTATTGTAGGCATTTCCTGATGACTTTCCAATAAACACATTGCTTGAGCCTGTGGTCATATTGATTCCTGCATACGCCCCTATCGCCACATTATCTATGCCATCTCTAATTAATTTTAAAGCTGAAAAACCTACTGACGTATTATCACTATTACTTTGGTCAGCAAGTCCCCCCATTCCAGCCCCATATCCAACGTGAGTGTTTCGACTTCCTGTTACATTGTAAAAACCAGCAAAGGTTCCCAACCCCGTATTAAAATCACCTGTTGTGAGCTTATTTCCAGCGGCATGACCGAAAAAATTATTATCTACACCCCCATCTGCTATTGCTAAACCAGCGTATGCACCAAATAAAGTATTTCCACTTGTACCATCTGAGCCACCAGTGCCTCCACTATCATTATTACTTAGTGAGATTCTGGAGTTGGCATCTACT